AGCTTAGCCCCTCCCCACCCTCCACCTCTTGCGAGATGAAGGATAGGCAAGCTCTAAAATAGCTCCGCTAAGGTGTCGCGTAATTTTGGGTAATTGGTAAAATCCTCCATAGTGGAGCGGAATAAAGCCTTGAGGTGGGAGGCGGTCATTACCTCATCAATAATCAGATTAGGCTCAACGAATAAATCACCAGATAAGCAACTTAAAATAGTGTCTTGATTAGTCATTACTCTCCTCCTCTAACTTGTTCAATACCCAAGCCAGAGCCTCGGTCTGGCCTTCCCAATACTTGCGCTCCATAGAATCCATTGCCTCCTCGGTGAGCTCCTCCTCCTCTTGCGCTAGGCGTAATTGCTCCTCGGCCTCGGTGAGAGCCTTCTTAATCTCATCTAGGTTTATCACTTGCTCACCTCCTCTTCTTCTTCTTCTTCAAAGAAGTCTGCCCAATTCGCTATGGTAAAAGTCTTACCGCAAGCCCCGCAAGGGAAATGGGCTACATCTTGCTCATCTACAAGGCCATTGAACTCTGCCTCATTGTCGCACTCAAAACACCCTGTAAAAACTGTCGCTCTCATTAGTTGATTACCGCCCCTTCTTTGATAAGTCCAACGATTAGCTCTATTGGTAGCCCGCTAGAGGCTTGAGCCTTGCTTAAGCAATTCCAGCAATAGCCCTCAATGAATTGGAGATTTCCAGCTTGAGATAAATTACAGAATAGGCAATTCATTAGTTAGCCTCCCGATTATGTTTATCTAAATGAGAATCAACTAGATTTATCTCCCACTCATTAGAGCGGTCTAGCTCTAAACCGCATTGAGAGCATTTCCAGTTAGTCATTACTTGGCCCCCTTAAAAATCCCGCGCTTTGGAGCTTCAACGCTCCAGCAATTACCGCAAAGCGCAACGCTATAATTAGATACATTTCCCTCATTAAATACATTAAAAGACTTTCCACACTCATCGCAATTCTTAATCATTACTGCCTATCTATGAGCCCACCTTGAGCTCATAAGGCGAGGATAGCGGAGGCTAATCTATCCCGCAAGTAGGCAGATAATAAATCTTTCCAGAGTGTCGGGCTAGATAGCTCTGCCAATACATTAAAAGAGATCTTGGGAAATAGTCAGAGAAAATCCAAATAGTGAGATGAGGCAAGGCGAGGGCTAAGAGCTGGAAGGCTGGCAAGGGTTGAGTGCTGGCAAGAGGTAGGGGCGAGAGCTAAGGCAACGGGCTGGAGAGTAGGGCAGAGCTCCAGCCTTATCGGGCAGGGCAGGGCTATCGGTTAGCGGTTTATTAACTAAGGCTGGAGAGAATTATTAGGGGAGAGGGAGCGCCGAAGGGGTAGCGAGCCCTCACTTTTTTACCACACTTATCCACAGCTTTATCCACAGGGCAGGCCGTAGCGCCTAGAGCGCTAGGCGCGACAAAAGACCGACCGCGGGTGTTAAAAAACAGGCGGGCGGGTACTGTACTCCCTCTCTAAATATCTCGACTAAAGTTGATGGATCCTTTACTACTGTCCTATATTGTCCGTATTTATTAGTGACTTTCGTCACAAATAAAAGATTTATGAAACAAAAGCGGGAAACCGCTTTTTTTTCCTGCCTAATACAGTATAGACAGGTAGACAAGGCGCACAGGTCTACCTGGCTATAGCTTCGCTTACGCTACGCCCGTTAGGGAAGTAGCAGTAAGCGCCCCCAAGGGGCGAAGCGCCGAACGGCAGTGAGGTGCTAAGCACCTCTTTTAGTGGGGATAGTTCTACCCAAAATCCGATAGGACAAAATGCCAGAAAATACAGCAGAGATAGCCAAACGAGTTATCCTCTCTGCTATCGCAGAAGGTATGACAGTAGAGCAAGCTGTAGCCTCCGCTGGTAGATCCTACAAGTCTTATGAGTATTACCGCCGTACTGACCCTGTCTGGAAGGACAAGGTAGACAGAACTAGGCTAGGCCTACGCGGTTCCTCCTTCATAGAGCAAACCCTTAATGATATTACCTTTGCAGAATTTAGACAGCGCTTTCTAAAGTCTAAAACCTTTCCTCATCAGCAGAACCTGATAGATGTTATAGAAGGCAGCCAACCTGCCTGGCTTCATCCTTCGATGAAGTACGAAAAGGGTTTAGCTAATAACCGCATCCTTATCAACATTCCTCCAAACCACGCCAAGTCAATGACAGTCACAGTTGACTATGTAACCTGGAAGATTGTCAATAACCCGAACTTTAGAGTTCTAATAGTTTCCCAAACCCAGCGTCTAGCCGCGGACTTCCTTTATGCTATTAAGCAGCGACTGACGCATCCAATGTACGAAGAACTACAGCAGGCATATGCCGCTGGGGTTGGGTTCAAATCTAAGACAGCCTCTTGGCAGGCTACCCGCGTTACCTTCGGTGATGAACTCCGTGAGTCATCTGAGAAGGACCCAAATATAGAAGCTGTCGGTATCGGCGGTCAGATTTATGGTAAGCGTGCCGATATGATTCTGATAGACGACGCAGTTACTTTATCTAATGCTAATGACTTTGAACGTCAAATCAAGTGGCTTACCCAAGATGTACGTTCCCGTCTTAACCCTACTGGTAAGTTAATTGTTATCGGTACCCGCGTATCAGCGGTAGACCTCTATAGAGAATTACGTAATGCTGATAGATACCCTGGTGGCTTAGTCCCTTGGACCTATCTAGCAATGCCAGCTTTACTTGAATCAAATGAGAACCCTGATAAGTGGGTTACTCTCTGGCCTTATTCAGATCAACCCTTTGATGGTCAAGAAGAATCTGAGAAGACAGAAGAAGGATTATATCCTCGCTGGAATGGACGCAACTTATACAACGAGCGTCAAGCTATGGATGCCTCTACCTGGGCCTTGGTCTATCAACAACAAGATATATCTGATGATGCAATCTTTGACCCAGTATGTGTGAAAGGCTCCATTGATGGAATGCGAAAAGCAGGTCGTCTGGTGCCTGGCGGTCCAGGTCATCCCAAAGACCTCAACGGTTTCAGTTTTGTTTGTGGACTCGACCCAGCAATGGTCGGAGACACAGCGGCGGTATGTTATGCAGTTGATAGGGTTTCTCATAAGCGCTACATTGTTGACGCTATCAAGATTACGCGTCCTACGCCTGCACAAATCCGACAGCTCATTACCGATTGGACTAACGTATATGCACCTGCGGAATGGATCGTGGAGCGTAACGCCTTTCAATCTTTTCTCACACAAGATGAGGGAATTAGGCAATTCCTTGCATCCAAGGGAACTGTATTAAGAGAACACCATACTGGTAATAACAAATGGGATGCAGGCTTTGGTGTAGCTTCTATGTCTACCCTGTTTGGTACTAAGCAAGCCGATGGAAAACATCATAGAGATAATCTGATTCATCTTCCATCAGACCAAACCGAAAACGTCAAGGCTTTAATAGAACAACTTATCACCTGGTCACCTACTACTAAGGGTAAGACCGATATGGTTATGGCTTTATGGTTCTGTGAGATTAGAGCAAGAGAATGGCTCAATAACGGAATACATACAGCACACCATATGAAGAATCCATTTTTGTCTCGTTACGAGCGAGGCAAGCGTCTAGTAGTAAACATAGACGATTTAATAGCAGAACAACAACGTCAATTCATCTAGGGAGACATAATGCCAAAGAAGCCAACGCTTGATGATTTCATTGCTAAGAAGAAGAAAGTTCCTTCTAAGAACAAGAAGTATCCTGGAGATACAGACGTTAAACTACCTGGCTTTAAGAAGAAACCAGTAATTAAACTTAAAAAGAAATAAGGACAAATGTTATCAGTCAAAGAGGTAGTCGCAAAAGTTGCTCGTCTACAGACGAAGTACTCTGCACGCGACCAGCGTATGCGCGACGTGCTATCAGTACGTCAGGGAGATATCAGCAAGGTTTATCCTGCGATGTTCTCAGAAGATTACCCTAAGCCTCTTGTTGCTAACTTTGTAGATGTAGCTGCTCGTGACCTAGCAGAGGTAATGGCACCACTGCCATCATTTAACTGCGCTGCTACCAATATGGTTTCAGACTCAGCACGCAAAGCAGCAGATACTAGAACTCGTATCGCAAACTATTACGTCTCTATGTCTGAACTACAAATTCAGATGTATAACGGTGCTGACTGGTTTAATACTTATGGAATGCTACCAGCAATGGTTGAGATGGATTATGAAACAAACAATCCTAGAATCCGTTTGCTAAATCCTTTTGGTGTATATCCAGAGATTGACAGATATGGTAGAACTATTTCTCTGACGCAAACAATTCAAACTGATGCAGAGACTTTATCAGCACAGTATCCAGAGTTTGCTCCACAGATTATGCCTAGATTCCAGAATTCAATGGGCAGTCCTTATATCACAATG